ACGAAACCAAGTAGTAAAAGACATAAAGTCAACAGGTGTAAAAATGCACCAGTACAACATAGATAGGTTCTTATCTAAAAAACCAGTATCAATTGATACACTAAAAAAGATAGAGCGTTATGTATGTACAGAGATGCAATTAACATACAACCGTTAAACTATATCCCTCGTCATATTGTCGGGGGATTATTTTTTTAACCTATATTTACACTGTAAACTAAACGCATGAGTAACAAATGGTCAGATATATTATGCAGACATCATAAAGAATGGGTAGACATTGTCCGTTCATTTGGTGAGTCTAACTTTGCTGAAGACATCGTACAGGAAATGTACATACGTTTCTACGATAGTAACTCAGGAAGCAAGTGCATAACGGAAGCTGGTGAACCTAACCGAGCTTATATTTGGATAAGTTTAAAAAACACTTATCTAACATACGTCAAACAGAAGAACAAGTACTGCAAAGTAGACATTGACGAGATTAGGAACTTATCTTATGAAGATATTGACCAGCAGAAACACGAATCCTACGATGTCCTAACCACTAAGATAAAAAAAGAGATTAACTCATGGCATGAATATGACCAAATGCTGTTCAGTTTATACTCTACCAGCTCAGATTCAATGAGAGACATAAGTAAAGGAGCTAATATTTCACTGTCATCAATCTTCAACACGCTCAAGAACTGCAAAGCAAGGCTGAAAGAGAACGTAGGAGAGCATTACGAGGACTATCTGAATAAAGACTATCACTTAATAAAATAAAACCAATGGAGAAGAAAAAACGAAAGAGACGTACTAAAGCAGAAATTCAAGCTCAAGTACAGAAACCCGAATCTCAAGGACTAGGAGACACAGTAGAGAAAGTACTAGAGGCTACAGGAATAGCTAAAGTAGCTAAATGGATTCTAGGAGAAGATTGTGGATGCGATGAGCGTAAAGCAAAGTTAAACGAGTTGTTCCCATACAAGAAACCGCTTTGCCTAGAGGAAGACGAACACCAATATCTAACAGAGTTTTTCTCTACAATGACAGAGAGAATAAAACCAACTCAGCAAAAGCAGTTATTAAAGATATACAACCGTATCTTTCAAGAGAGAAATGAGCCATCAACGTGTTCATCATGCTGGGTTAACTACTTGAATAAGCTACGCAAAGTGTACGACCAATATAACGATTAAGATATGCCGATACCAAAACCAAAACCAGCAGAAAGTAAAGAGGAGTTTGTATCTCGATGTATGGCAGACGATACAATGAACTCAGAATATAAAGACGAAAAGCAGAGAGCTGCTATATGTTATTCTACTTACGATGAACAGAGACTTACAGAAATCAGAGAAATGTTATCGGGACTACAGAAAGACGAATACATCCCAATTGAACAGAGAAAAAAGAAATAAGCAAAGAGCTAAAGACCATGTACGCTATTGGTTTTTTAAAGACACTGCATTTGAAAGATTAAACCCTGAAGAATAAAAATGTTTGAAGAACAACTACAAGAGATAATAGAACACATCCTAGCTCAATATGATGGTTACTGTTTTGTAATAGGTAAAGCAAACTTAGAAGCTGCTGGAGACATTAACGAGTATATGGGATATCCTGTAATCTATTCACCACTTGTAGAGAAGACGGATGAAACCGTTTATTTTGTACCAATGACAAGTCACTTTATAAACACGAACAACTAATATGGAAAAGAAAAAAGTAGGAAGACCAAGAAAGATAGAGTCACCTGAACAACTACATGAAATATTCAAAGCATACAAAACGTATGTAAAGGAAAACCCAAGATACAAATACACACTATCTCATAGAACAGGAGATATGGTTCCTGAACCTTTAGAATGTCCGCTCACAATGGAAGGCTTTGAAGTGTACTGTTGGCAGAAGTTTGACCTGAGTGTTAATCATTATTTCGATAATCAGAAGAACGCATATGAAGAATTTTGTACCATCTGCCATAATATAAAGAGAGAAATACGCAACGACCAAATCTCAGGAGGTATGGTAGGACAGTATAACGCATCAATTACACAGCGTTTAAACAACCTAAAAGAACAGGTAGAAAACACGAACATCGAACAGCCATTATTTAACTTGAATGAGTTTAAAGATAACGACAGCGATAAGGAAAATCTATAAGCTAGAAAAACGCATTAAGATTATTCAAGGCGGAACGAGTGCTGGTAAGACGTTTGGAATTATTCCTGTACTTATAGACAAAGCTGCTAGGACTGCTGGAATGGAAATAAGCATAGTAGCAGAATCTATTCCACATCTACGAAGAGGTGCGCTCAGAGACTTTGAAAAGATAATGAAGTGGACTGGTAGATTCTTTGAAAGTAACTTCAATAAGACGCTACTAAAATACGAATTTGCAAACGGTTCGTTCATTGAGTTCTTTAGTGCAGATGACTCAGCAAAGTTGAGAGGAGCGAGAAGGGACATCCTGTACATAAATGAGTGTAACAATGTGACCTTTGAGTCTTACAATGAGCTTTCTATCCGTACACGAAAAGAGATATTCTTAGACTTTAACCCAGCTAATGAGTTTTGGGTACACACCGAACTAAAAGACGAACCTGACGCTGACTTTATAATCCTAACCTACAAGGACAACGAAGCCTTAGACCAATCCATAGTAGACCAAATAGAAAAGAACAAGCTAAAAGCTGAGACTTCATCTTACTGGCGTAATTGGTGGTTAGTATATGGTGAGGGTCAGGTAGGAATGTTAGAAGGAGTTGTATTCTCAAACTGGAAGACAATAGACACAATACCAAAAGAGGCAAGGCTTATCGGAATAGGCTTAGACTTTGGATACACGAACGACCCTACATCAATTATAGAAATCTACACTCACAACGGACAGAGGATAGTAAACGAACTTGCTTACCGTACAGGAATGCTGAACTCGGACATAGCTAAAATCTTACCTAAGAATGTAGTAGTCTATGCTGATAGCGCAGAACCTAAATCAATAGATGAGATAAGACGCTACGGAATAAACATCAAAGGAGTAACCAAAGGAAAGGATTCGATTAATTACGGTATTGATGTCATGCAAAGAAACGAATACTTAGTAACGTCAAGCAGTACTAATCTAATCAAAGAGCTTAGGTCATATTGTTGGGACACTGATAAGACAGGAGTCAGGTTAAACAAACCAGTTGGAGGTAATGACCACGCTATTGATGCGTTCAGGTATCATGAAATGGAAACTTTAGGTATAAATAGTCACTACGGAAAGTACCATGTAAGGTAGCAAGGTACAAAAACACGAATTAAAGTTAATTAATTATGAAGGTAACAATAGACGTTCCAAGCAGTTTAGCAGATATTACTTTAGAGCAGTATCAATATCTCATGTCAATTCAAGACGAGAATGATTCTGAGGACTTTGCTTCTAGAAAGTTGATAGCTTGTCTGTGTAAGATTCCTTTGTCAGATGTGTTAAAGATTCAGTACACGTCAATTATAGAGCTACTAGAAAAGTTCAACGCTATTTTCAGGGAGGATAAATTCCTTATTCAGAGATTTGAGTTGGGAGGTGTAGAGTTTGGTTTTGTTCCTGAGTTGGAATCTATCTCATTTGGTGAGTATATAGATGCTGAGAAGTATTTAAGTGATTGGTCGACAATGAATAATGCTATGGCAGTTTTGTACAGACCAGTAGTCAAACGAAAAGACGAAAAATACACAATAGAAGACTACCATACTTCAGCTACTTATGCAGAGGTAATGAAAGCAATGCCATTGAATGTAGCTTTAGGCGCTCAGGTTTTTTTTTGGAATTTAAAAAGAGACTTGTTACTCGCTACGATGGATTATTTAGCGGAGGAGCTGACGGAGATTCCTCAGGAGATTATAGCGCAACATCTGTCTTTGCCCAAAGATGGGGGTGGTATCAATCAGTATATCAGCTCTCTCAAGGAGATGTTAGAAGATTTGACGCAGTTACCGCTTTACCGCTCCATCAGTGTTTAACGTATTTGACATTTGAAAAGGAAAGGGTAACGCTAGAGAATAACGAGATTAAAAGACAAATGAAAAGATGAAAGCATACACATACTTACTAGAGGAATTAAAAGCAGAGATTGAAACTATCCCAATGGTGACTACGGTTACTCAGGGAGGACTAGATGACATCGACAATTACAAACAGACTTTATTCCCTTTGGTTCACATTATAGTAAATAGCGTAACAGCTTCATCTAACACGTTTACGTTTAATGTTAGTATCATTTCGATGGATGTAGTAGACATAGCAAAAGACGAAACTACAAATATCTTCTACGGCAATGATAATGAGATAGACGTATTGAATACTACAATGGTTATTTTAACACGAATAATTGAGGTATTAATAAGAGGTGAGCTATCTAGAAAAATGGAGATAGTAGGTACTCCTAATATGCAGCCATTTACAGAAAGATTTGAAAACTACCTAGCTGGTTGGACTGCGACAATGGATATAATTGTCCCTAACGACATGAGCATTTGCTAATGATGACAGGACAGCAAATAAGGAAAGAGTTAGAGAAGTTTCAGAAGTATGTTATTTCTCAGGCTAGAGCTAATTTAACACGGTTAAAAAAGAACTCCTCTAAGAATCTTTATGATAGTTTAAAGGGTCAAGTTACCTATAAGAAAGGTGATTACACTGTAGAAATTGAAATGGAGTACTACGGACTATTCGTAGATAAAGGAGTAAGTGGTACAGATAAAACCTATAGTGGAACTGACTATGTTTATAAAGAAGGTAAACAAAATGCACCTAGTCCTAGACACTTTGACAAGTGGGTAGTGAAACGAGGGTTAGCACCTAGAGATGCAAAAGGTAAATTTATCACTAGAGATAGTTTAAAGTTTGCTTTGTCAAGGCACATACAGAAAAACGGTATAGCTCCAAGTTTGTTTTTGACTAAACCATTTGAAGCAGCGATGAGAAGATTACCACAGGATGTAGTCACAGCATACGGAATAGATATAGAGGCTTGGATGAGCGCAACAGTAGAAAAAATAAATAGAAAATAATGGCAAGAATATTCGCACGGTCACCGTACATAATCAACATAGACGAACTGAATCAGTCAGGTTCTAAAATTGATTTGACTATTTGGCAAGGTTCAGGTTCTGCACCTATGAATCCGACATACATACTTTCAAAGGATTCTCCATCTACGACAAACACGCAGACGGTTTACAACATATCTCCGTACATTCAGGAGTTTCTTAACCATAACACGAACCAATCTATCTACAATGGATTTATTAGCACTCCTGTAGCACAATGGGTAAATGTGAAAGTGACCAAATACAAAAAGAATTTAGCTGGAGTTTATTCTTTGCTTGGCACTGAAGATTTTAAAGCATATAACGGTTACGGATTATTTGTAGAGGGTTACAACCCACAGCAGACAAGTTGGTTTTTACCTGAGGGAACTTACAACTATTACTACAATCCAAACGCTGACTTTTTTAACAACCCATTAGATAGAGTTGGACATTTAACACTTGAGGCTATTAGTGGATGGAAGATAAAATATACTAACCTAGTAACAGCAGCTACATTTACAATTCCATTTACCACAACAAGGGTTACAGATGTTTATAGAGTACCACAAAGTTACTATTTAGATGGATGTACTACAGAGCTTTTAAACGCTTCGGATGTTGTTCAGGCTACTTGGGTATTTAGACCAGTTACAGAATGTAGATATGAACCTGTAGTAATTGACTTTGTAAATAAGTTAGGAGCATGGCAGAGAGAGTTTTTCTTCAAGGCTTCATTTGATGACATAGAGGTAAAGTCTAATGCTTATAATTTAATGATGGCGAACTCAGTTAACTATTCTGTAGTTCAAGGTCAGCGTAAAGACTTTAATGTAAATGCTTCACAGAAAATTAAGGTTAATACTGGTAGTGTAACTGAAAACTACTACGATATACTTACAGATTTAATTATGAGTGAGCGTATTTTAGTTAACGGCTTACCAGCTACAATAAAGACAAAAGGACTTTCTAAGCTAAAAGGTGTAAATACGAAAGACTCAAATTACACTTTAGAGTTTGAATACGCTTACAACACAATTAACAACGTCATCTAATGAAAAGAAGCGTACAGATATATATAGAAGGTGAACGAATAGAGCTGTTTAATGACGAAGAAATTCAGGTTAACTCATCTGTTCAGAATATCAATGACTTAGACAAGGTAAAGACGGACTTTTCACAGTCTTTTACTGTCCCAGCATCACCTATAAACAACGCTATCTTTCAACACTTCTATCAAAACGAAGTTAACTCTACTTTAAATTACAGTTCTCGTAGAGATGCGTATATAGAAATAGATAACATTCTATTTAGGAAAGGAAAGGTTCAGCTTGAAAAGTCGGACATAAAAAATCTAGCTACTGATAGCTACACGATTACTTTTTACGGAGAAGTTACAAAGCTAAAAGACCAGTTCGGGGAAGATAAACTTTCTATGCTAGATTACTCAGCTTACAGTCACGTTTACTCAGGTGCTGAAATATTGAATAGAATAACTGACTTAGGGATGGACTACGATGTTCGTTATCCTTTAATTTCATCTAGAAGAGTATGGCAATACAATGAACCTACAACTCCATTAGACAACATTGATACAAACACTGGTAGGATAGACTACACAGAGCTGTTTCCATCTCTTAAAGTGGAAAAAATATTCGAGGCTATACAGTCAACATATGGAGTAACATTTGAGGGTAGCTGGTTACAAAGTGAGCAGTTTCAAAAGTTATTCTTAATGTGTAAAAACACAAACCAGTTTACCTTTTTAACTCCATCTGAACGAGTAGATATAACTAATGATATTAACACGTCTTCATTTGTAGCTGACTCAGTTAGCAATTTTATTTCCTATCCTTTTGATTATAATCTATTATCTTCAGGTGGAACTATACTCTATCACGTTTTAACATTTCGAGTATTATCAGTAACTACTTTTGATGACTACTACATTGACGTATATAAAAACGGAGTTTTAGTTAATACCATTAGTGGTAGTGGTGTAAATGACTATTATATAGAGACTATAAACACATCTGCTTTTGGTGTTCAAACAGAGATGTATTTTGAAGTAAAGGCTTCAGCAGAGTTAACTATAACTTGTGATTTGTATAACGAGTATTACGGTGGTTCAGCTACGTCTGCTCCTACATTACAGCAAACGTATGTAGTAGACTGCGCTCCTGTTGTTATGTCGGGAGATGTCAATTTATCTACTAATATGCCTGACATTAAAGTAGCAGATTTTGTCTCAGGAATAATTAAACAATTTAACTTAACGCTTTATCCTGTATCTGACAACAGATACTATTTAGAGCCTTTAGAAGATTGGTATGCTAGAGGTACTATCTACGACATTACGGAGTACACTACTACAGATGACATAGAAGTTAAGAGAGTACCACTGTATAAAAAAATAGATTTCAACTATCAAAAGTCGGAATCATTTATGAACAATGCTTTCTTAAGATTCTTTAACAGAGCCTATGCAAACTTGAACTACAACTTTAATGTAGATGCTAATGACTATACTATTCAAGTTCCTTTTGAGCAGCCTTTGTTTAACAAATTTACGGGTACAAATATTCAAGTAGGTTACTTTTTAAAAGACTCACCTAACTATGAACCATACGTTCCTAAACCAGTTCTACTGTATTACAATGGAATGATAGATATAGTAGCTGACGATTTTAAATTTGATGACGGATTTATAATTTACAACGTAGGTAACTATGCTTTATTTGGTCAAGACCTAAGGACTCAAAACGGTGAGTTGTATTCTTTGTGTTGGGGTTCAGAAGTCTCATCTTACTACCAGCAAGTTATTGACATGGGCGTGTACAAAACTTATTACTCTGACTACCTACAGAATCTGTACAACAATAAAAACAGATTGGTAACTGTAAAGACTGTACTTCCGTTGAGAATACTTACTGATTTAAACTTAAACGACAGAATAGTTATTCGAGATAAGAGATATGTAATAAATGATATGAAATCAAACCTAGTAAATGGTGAGGTGACGTTTACTTTATTGCACGATTTTAGAGCGTTAAGGAGAGAGAAATTTATACAACCATCAATAGACGTTAACACGGTAGTTGTAGGTGTTAACATAATGGATGGAGTTGTTTCAGGAGATATAGATATTACAGGAACAGGAGTTATATCTGTTACTCCTAATACATTTACAAGTGATACTACAGTAACTTTTGAGTTACCACCATTTACAGGAGGCTTATTTAATGTAGTTGGTGAGGATGCTACATTCATAAGTGATGAGAGCGGAGAAGATACTTTGATAAACGAGGATAGTTCAACTGATTCATTTGAGATTCCTGTAAACTATACGTTTACGGATGGCAGTACTGATACAGAATACATTTTAATTTCAAGAGCATGATAACAGACATTTTAAATATGCTACGGATTGACGATTTCTACGGAAAATCGGAAAACATAGAGATAGCTAAAGGTAAGTACAAGCTACCTACAACGGTAAAAGATGTATTTAAACAAGCGAAGAGAGAAAGAAAATACAAAAAGACGGTTAACTAATGGAAAAGCACACGATAAACATAGACGTAAACACTCAGAAAGCTAACTTAGATGTAGACAAGTTAGACAAGAATTTAACTGAGTTAGACAAGACCGTTGAGAACCTAGCGGACACTATGGACATGGACTTAGGTGCTGCCATATCCGAGATAGAAGACAAGCTAACACAACTTGCAGTACAAGGTAAACAAAACACGGAAGAGTTTAAGAGCCTAGCTAAAGAAGCTGGTAGGTTAAAAAGTGTTATTGCTGAAGTAGATGCACAGGTAGAGTTCTTTGCTGTTACCAATGCAGACGTAGGACAGAAAATCGGACTACTAGAAGACCAAATGTATCGTATGGCAGTAGCTGGAGATACTACTTCTGCTGAGTTTAGAAAGATACAAGCTGAAGCTGCTGCGTTAAAGCAGTCAGTAATTCAGGTGGACATGGCTTTAGACGGTATGGCTATGACTACATCACAAAAACTTACAGGAGCGTTAGGTGGTGCTGCTGGTGGGTTTGCTGCTGCTCAAGGTGCTATGACTGCTTTCGGTGGAGAGAGTCAAAAAGTCAATGAAGCTATCTTAAAGGTTCAAGCTGCTATGGCACTGACTCAAGGTATTGATGCTATTAAACAAGCACAACCCGCTTTTCTTGGACTTAGAAATACAGTTGTTACTACCTTTCAAGGAATGACTGCCGCTAGTAAAGCATTTATGGTTGCTGGTGTTGGTTTATTGCTTTTAGGAATACAGCAACTTGTCACTAACTGGGAGAAAATATCTGAGGCTTTAGGAGGTGCTACTGCTGCTCAACGAATAAACAACAAAGCACAGCAAGAAGCAACTGCGTCAATTAGTAAAGAATTGAGTGCTGCGGATAAATTAGGAGTTTCACTAAAAGACGAAACCATAAGCAGACAGCAGAAGGTGAAATTAATAAAGGAATTTCAAGCTGCCTATCCTGGTCTTTTATCTAACATCAATTTAGAAAAGGATTCAATCGCAAGTATAAACAAGCAACTAGGTGATAACATCCAACTACTTCAACTTCAGGCTGAAGCTAAAGCACTAGCAGCTATAAGAGAGGAAACTTACACTAAAAAGTCTAAGCTACAACTTCAACTACAACAAGAAGCAATAGAGAATGCAAGTAACGCTACTATTACCTACGGAGAAAGTGCTGAAAATGGATTCTTAGGATTTAATAGTGCTGCAGAAAATGCTGCTAACGCATCTAAAAAACTGTCAGATTTCAATAATAACTCTACGAAAAGTTTAGATAGACAAATCAAATCCATTGACCAATCTGAAAAATCTTTATTAAAAAAGATAGACGCTTTAAAAAAGACAGGAGCAGCTACTGGTGAACTGACTGCTGAGGAACAGAAAGCAGCAGACAAGGCTAAACAAGCAGAGGAAGAAGCAAAAAGAAGACGAGAACAAGCTAGAGAAGAAGCAAAAAGAAGACGAGAACAAGCAGAGCAAGAACGAAAAGACGCTTTACAAAAATTAACGGAAGCACAAACAGCATTTGATGAGCAAGAGCGAACTCGTTACATGACTGAACAAGCAAAGGAAAAAGATGCTGTAGAACAAAAATACAAAGAGCTTTATGCCATTGCTGAAAAGTATAAACAAGACGTTACTAAACTAAAAGAAAACGAAAAGAACGAGCTTAACGCAATTAACACAAAATACGCTCAGGAAGAACTAACTGCTGAAGCAGATAAACAAGCTAAGTTAGCAGAATTTCAAAAACAAGCAAATGAAGAAGCTGCACAACGTGAAGAGGATTTCTTTGAATCATACAGACAAGCTACATTATCACAGCAACAGTTAGAGATAGACGCAGCTAGAGAGAAATGGGATGTATTAATAGCAGACGCTGAAAAATACGGAGCTGATACTACTATTTTAAAAACTAAACAAGAAAAAGAACTAGCTGATATTGACAAAAAATACAAAGAAGAACAAGCCGCAAGAGAAAAGGCATTAGCAGACCAAAGAATAGACGCTGTTAAAGGTGGTTTAGATGCCATCGGACAACTTGCTGGAGCATTTGCTGGTAAGAGTGAAAAGTCACAGCGTAGAGCGTTTAATGTTCAGAAAGCTGCTGGTATTGCATCTGCTACTATTGACACTTATAAATCTGCTCAAGCTGCTTTTGCTTCTGCTGGTAACCCAATATTAGGAGCTGTATTTGCTGCTATTGCTGTAGCTGCTGGTATTGCTAACATTGCTAAAATCTCAAAGACTAAATTTGAAGGTGGAGGAGGTGCTGCTGCTGGAGGAGGCGTTTCTGTTCCGTCAAGTGGTGCAGCTGGTTCTGTAACTACTCCTGAATTTAACATAGTAGGAGGTAACACGGCTAACCAACTAGCTGGACTAGGTCAGCAACCAGTACAAGCGTATGTAGTAAGTAACGAAGTAACAACTGCTCAGAGCTTAGATAGAAACAGAGTACAAAACGCAACATTATAGACATTAAAAGTTAAAAGGTTATGAAGATAGTAGAAATGGTTTTGAATGAAGAGATAGACAGACAAGGCGTGTATGCTGTATCTGTAGTTAACTCACCAGCAATAGAGGAAGATTGGGTAGCTTTAAACCGTCAATACGTAGAGCTTAAATCTGTAGATGACGAGAAGCGAATATTGATGGGTGCAGCATTAGTTCCTAACAAACAGATTTACCGTAAAGACAAAGAAAACGGTGAGTTCTACATCTACTTTTCTAGTCAAACAATTCGTAAAGCCTCAGAGCTATTCTTAAAGCGTAACAAGCAGAATAACGCTACCTACGAACACATGAAAGAGATAGACGGAATGAGTGTAGTAGAGAGTTGGATAATCGAAGATGAGGACAAAGATAAATCTAAACTGTACGGATTCAGTTTGCCTGTAGGTACTTGGATGATATCCATGAAAGTAGACAATGACGAGGTTTGGAGTAAGGTTAAGGAAGGTGAGATTAAAGGCTTTAGTATCGAGGGATATTTTGAAAGTAAGACTGAGCTATCAAAAGACGAATCTGTTCTAGATGAAATTGTAAACATTCTTAAATCAATCCAATGAGCAGACGGTTTATAAATAGTCAGTTTACTACTCAGGTTCAAGACGTAACTCCTGACGTAAAAGAGTTGAGCGTACCTGAAGAGGGAGCGTTAATAATGTGTGAGGGTATTTTGTATGTTGGAATAGACAATGAATGGCAAAGACTTAGCACTGGCTTTATACCTACCACTACGAACTACGGATTATTTGCACAGACTGGAGATAGCGTAGCAGTAACAGCAACTACTACAGAGACTACAATTATTAATGGAGGCGTAGGTACTTTATCTGTACCAGCAAATGGATTTAAAGTAGGTGATACATTCAGAGCAGATTTCGCTGGACAAATGTCAGCAAAGAATGGAGATACTCTTCGTATTAGAGTAAAAGCTGGTTCTGTTGTGTTAGCTGATAGCGGAATACAAACAATGCCGTCTACTACTAATGCTGTTTGGTCATTGTCTTTAGATTTCACTATTCGTCAAATAGGAGGAGCTGGAATTGCTTCTGTCGTGACTATTGGTAACTTCTTACACCTTAAACAATCGAATAATACTTCTGAGGGATTTGGTTTTAACACGGTCAACAATACTACGTTTAATACTACAATTTCTAACACGCTAAACGTCACTGCACAGTGGAGTAGCAACTCTGCTTTAAATAGTATTTACTCGGATGTATTCGTTTTAAATAAAGTGTACTAATGAAAACAGAAAGCAAAACATCACCACAGAACTCAGGAAGAGGCTGCCTATGCGAAGACGAAACCTACCATATAGACTGTTGTGACGGTAGCCTACAAGCTCAGGGCATCGGTTCACTAGAAGGACAAGGAGACGTAGTATTAACACAAGAGATAGTAGAGCGTAATATCATACGTTCAAATGGATAAAAATGCAACAAATAAAAACCAAATAGTTAATAAGTTATGAATAAAAGTGTATTAGAAAAGTTGAGCAAGTTTGAAAAAAACGTAGAACTTGCTGAAGTAAAGGTAGATTTGGCTGTAACTGACGAGGTAGCATCTAAATTAAAAAATATCAATGATATTTTGAAAATCGCTAACGACTCAAACAATAAAGTTGTAAAGTTAGCTGAGCAATTAAATGCTGCTTATAAAAAGTCTGCTCCTTATGTTAATTATAGTAAGACTATGGGTAAGCAAATTGACGGGTTATATAAAAACCTAGAGAAATTAGCTAAAGAATTAGGTGTTAACATACAGTCTACAGATGCGTTTAAAGGCATTCAAGATGCTTATCAGTTTTTAGGGCAAATTGAGGACGCAATGTCTAACATGAAAAATGCAATTTCAACAATAGGTAAATAATATGAAAGCAAACGAAGCAATCAAACAAATAAAAACATTACTCGGTCTAGAGACTGAAGTTAAGTTAGCACAAGCACGTCTATTAGACGGTACAACAGTTATCGAAGCTGAAGTATTTGAAGCTGGTATGGAAGTATTCATCGTAACAGAAGAAGGTAATGTTCCTATGCCTGTAGGCGAGTACGAAATGGAAGGTGGTGAACTTATTCTTGTAGTAGAAGAGGAGGGAATCATTGCTGAAATCAAAGAGAAAGTTGAAGAGACTGAAGAAGAAGAAGAAACTCCAGCTCCTGAAGCTGAGACAGAAGTAGTAGAGGAAGAGATGAGTGAAGAAACTCGTCAGCCTAAGAAAACTATTGAGTCTATTATCAAAGAAACTCTTTTCTCTGAAATTGAAAAAATCAAAGCAGAAAACGAAGAACTTAAAGCTGAACTAGCTGCTCTTAAAAATGCTACTGAGTTAAGCGCTGTAGAAGATATTAAGCCTATCCAGTACAACCCTGAGAACGAGCAAAAAGCTGAGGTATTTAAGTATGCTAAAAACCGTTCTATGTCTTCTTTAGACAGAGTATTAAATAAATTGAAATAAATCTTAAATTAAATAAAATGCCAACATCATTAGACATTACAACTACTTACGCTGGTGAATCAGCTGGTAAGTACATTGGTGCAGCGTTATTGAGCGCAAACACTATCGAAAACGGAGGTGTTACCGTAATCCCTAACATCAAGTACAAGCAAACAATGAAGCGTTTCGACAGTACTTCTTTAGTTGCTGACGCTACTTGTGACTTTACTGCTACAGGAGAAATCACTTTGACTGAGCGTGTTCTTGAGCCTAAAGAATTGCAAGTTAACGCTCTTCTTTGTAAGAAAGATTTCCGTTCTGATTGGGATGCGGTTTCTATGGGTTACTCTGCTTATGACAACCTTCCTCCATCATTCCAACAATTCTTAATTGCTCGTATGCTTGGACAAGTTTCTGAAGCTACTGAATTGTCTTTGTGGGGTGGTGCTACTGCAACAGCTGGAGAATTTGACGGATTGTTTACTCAAGCATTAGCTGAAGCTGGTACAGGTATTCCTGTAGGACAGTCTGTAGGTGGTGTTGCTGTAGACGCTACTAACGTAATTGACGAAATGGGTAAAGTAGTTGACGCTCTTCCTTCTCGTTTGTACGGTAAAGAAGGTTTGAAAGTATATGTTTCTCAAAACGTAGCTAGAGCTTATGTTCGTGCATTGGGTGGATTTGCTGCTGCTGGTGTTGGTGCTGCTGGTACTAACGCACAAGGTACACAATGGTACGGAATGGGGTCAGGTTTGTCTTTTGACGGAGTATCTATCTTTGTTGCAAACGGACTTTCTAACAACCAAATGTTAGCTACTACTACTGATAACTTATTCTTCGGTACAGGTATCTTAAATGATGCAAATGAGGTTAAGTTGATTGATGAAGCTATGATTACAGGTTCACAAAACGTACGTTTCGTTATGCGATACACTGCTGGTACTCAAATTGGTATCTTGGAAGATTGTGTAATCTATGACACTACTCTATAATTAATTAATAAACCAAAGAAGGGGAGGGCGGTCTAACTTCCCTCCCTTTTTTATAAAACAAAAAAGATATGGCTTGTGATATTTCAAACGGTAGATTAGAAGCGTGTAAAGACGGAATCTCAGGATTAGATGCTATCTACTTTATTAACTACGGGATTAACTACCCTACAGACGTTACTTTCTCTTCAGGAGTAGGTTTAGAAGACGTTATTACAGATGTAGCTGGTGTTACTGACTTGTACAAGTGGGAATTGAAAGGTGCTAACTCATTCGAGCAGACTATTCAAACTTCACGTGACAACGGAACTACTTTCTTTGAGCAAACTATTGTAGCTCAGTTCAAAGTTCTTGACCCTACAACACACAAAACAGTTAAGTTGTTAGCTTATGGACGTCCTCACGTTGTTGTGCGTACACGTTCAGGAAACTACTTCTTAGCTGGTCTTGAAAGAGGATGTGATGTAACTGCTGGTACTATCTCTTCGGGCACGTCCATGGGTGATTTTAATGGTTACAATTTGACTCTGGTAGCCATGGAGAATTTACCAGCGCCTTTCTTGGACTGTAACGATGAGACTACGTTAGCTGCTGTATTTGGTGGTGCTACAATCATTACTACTTAAGATACCAATAGGTTAAAAAGGAGGGAGGCAATTAGTCTCCCTTTTTTTATTTCAAAACAATTCAGCGCTTTTAAGTTATTAATATATGATAGTAACAACGTCAGACGCTGAGGTTAAGACATTCAGCTTAGTATTAAAAGACCCTGTAGTCACAAAGTGTGTACTTAGGGATGACTCACGCAACGTTTACTTTTTATATGATGTAGAAGGTGTGACTGAAGAGGAGTACTACTATTCAGTTGAGGTAGACATAACAGACGATTTGCTTAATAACCGAGTTTACGACTTTAAGCTACTAAATGACGAAGACGAAATAATCTATTACGACCGTCTTTTTGTTACTGACATTCCAGCAAATGAATTTAGCGTTAACAAGCTACCAAATGGAGCAAGTATATACGTCTCACATAGTAGCGATAACGAATACATAACTTATGGACAACAATAATTTCAACGTCAAGTTCATTGAACTTGCTAAATACGAAACTCCAGTAATCACAGAAGGCAAACGTGAGGACTGGGTAATGTATGGCGAGGACAATAACTACTTCCAGTATTTAATTGACAGATACACTTATTCTCCTACCAACAACGCAATCATTAACAACATAGTTAAGTTGGTTTACGGTAGAGGATTAAACGCTTTAGATGCGTCTAAAAAGCCTCAGCAGTATGCTCAGTTTATGACCATGTTCAATAAGGACTGTGTTCGTAAAATGATTATGGACTCTAAGATGCTTGGACAGTTTGCAATCCAAGTACATTACTCTAAAGACCATTCAGTAGTTAAGAAAGCGTATCATATACCTATACAGCTTTTAAGACCTGAGAAGTGTAATAAAGACGGTGAAATCGAAGCCTACTATTACTCGGACAACTGGGAAGACACTAAAAACTTTCCTCCTAAAAGAATCCCATCTTTCGGAACGTCAAAAGAGCAAGTAGAAATACTATACATTCGACCGTATTCTGTAGGTATGAAGTACTTCGCTTTGGTTGACTATCAAGGAGCTTTACCGTATGCAGTTTTAGAGCAAGAGATATCTGACTATCTAATCAACGAGGTTCAAAACGGTTTCTCAGGAACTAAGGTAATTAACTTTAACAACGGACTACCACCTGAGGAGGAGATGGATGCTGTAGAAAGAAAGGTTCTAGGCAAATTGACTGGTTCAAAAGGTAAACGAGTGATAGTATCATTTAATCACTCAGAAGCTCAAAAGACTACCGTAGATGACATTCCGTTAAATGATGCACCTGAACACTATACATACCTTTCAGAGGAATGTATGCGTAAAATAATGCTAGGGCATAACGTTACGTCTCCTTTACTATTTGGTATCAGCAGTAGCAACGGATTTAGCTCTAATGCAGATGAATTACAGAACTCGTTCATTCTATATTACAATATGGTTATCCAACCATACCAAGATTTGATAATTGAGGCTATTGACCGTGTATTAGCAGTTAACGGTATCAGCTTAAAGCTGTATTTTGAGACGTTAAAACCTTTGGAATTTACTGACCCTAGCGGAAAGGTAGAAGAACCTACAGAACTCAGCTCTTTAGACAACGAAGTAGCAAGAGATTTAATCGCATTAGGAGAAGATGTGCCTGACAACTGGCTACTAATAGACGAATCTCCTGTAGATTACGATAACGATGACGCAGAAAACGAACTACTAAAAGGAGAAAAGAAGTCTTTATTAAGCAGATTGGTTGAGCTTGTTAGCACAGGTACAGCTAGACCTAACTCAAATAGTGAACAAGACGACACTGTAGAAGGTGTTAAGTTCATTACACGATACGTTTACGCTGGTGAGACTACAGACAAAAGCAGACCGTTCTGTAAAAAAATGATTGACGCTAAAAAAGTCTATCGTAAAGAGGACATTTTGCAGATGAGTAACCAACCAGTTAATGCTGGATGGGGAGCTAGGGGTGCTGATACTTATAACATTTGGTTCTATAAAGGTGGTGGTAACTGCCATCACAGATGGAACAAGCAAGTTTATGCCGCATTTGAAGGTACAGGAATAGATGTTAACTCACCAAAGGCAAGACAAATAGCAGTAAGAAAGGCAGAGAAGTTCGGATATGTAGTTAAGAATGACCCTAAAGTCTCTACACTTCCTAAAGATATGCCTAATAACGGATTTTTACCTAAAGAATAATGGAGGCTTTACTAATAACAAGAAACGACTTAGTTAAATTGACTGCGTTAGGAGGTAACGTAGATACTGATAAATTCATTCAGTTCATCAAAATAGCTCAAGACATACACATACAAAACTATCTTGGTACAAGACTACTAGAGCGCATCAAAGACGATATAGTTGATGACACACTAGCAGACCCATATTTAAGCCTTTTAGAGACGTATGTAAAGCCTATGCTTATTCATTGGGCAATGGTTGAGTATTTACCATTTGCAGCTTACACAATAGCTAATAAAGGCGTTTATAAACACAACTCAGAGAATGCTTCTAACGTTGAAAAAACGGAAGTAGATTACTTAGTAGAAAAAGAGCGAGACATAGCACAGCATTACACACAGAGGTTTATTGACTTTATGTGTAATTACTCAGCTCAATTCCCTGAGTACAACACAAATAGTAACGGTGAAGTTTCACCTAGTTCAAACAATTACTTTTCAGGATGGCACATTTAAAGATTTACAAGCCTAAACAAGACAACGTAGTTAAATTAATGGTTTACCTTAACTCTATTAAAAATGGCGGTAAAAAAGATAAGTGAATTTACACAAGCGAACAATGTAAACAACCTTGACTTAGTATTAATCAGTCAGGAGGACTCAGGTAACTATGAAAGCAAGTATGCAGAAAGTTCTGCTTTACGTTCAATTGGTGCATATACGTTTGTTTGTGGTATTAGTCAAAATGGTACTTCAGCTCCTAACTTGACAGATAACTTTAACAACTACGGAGACTCTCCAGTAGCTACATATATTGGTGTTGGTGAGTACAAAATAACAGGTTTCAACAACTTACTTACTCCAGCTACTCACATAGAGATTAATCTAAACGCATTGCCTACAACAGACCATATAAGAACGGATTATATAGATAGTGACACTATTGCAATAAGAACTACCGTCTCAGGAACGCCAGCAAATGGCGTGATGAATGTAGACGGTTTGTACCTTAAAGTAACTACATACATATAACAAAACACGGATTATTAGTTAATTAATTATGAGCAATACAATAGGATGGGGAGAAGGTGCAATAAACAACACTATTAGTTGGGGTGATTCTGCGTCTAATTCTAATGGATATGGTAGTGTATATACTACTTCATGGAGTGGAGAAACTGATTTGGTTAACGGAGTATCAATTCTAACTGTAGATACTACATCTTATAAAGCTGATTCTACTATGTTAACTGCTGATATATATTACATTTAAAATATAAAAAATGGCTAAACAAACAATAAACGTAGGTACTACTGCAAACGATGGCACAGGAGATGCTCTGCGTAATGCCTTTATAAAATCAAACTCGAACTTTGATGAGTTATACGATGGCAAACAAAATTCACTCACTTTAACCACAACTGGAACAAGCGGAGCGGCTACGTTAGTGGGTTCTACTTTGAATATTCCGCAATATAGTGGGGGTGCAAGTGGATTGCAAGGAATACACGCTTTAGTACCTTTAGCAAGTGGTGAACAAACAAACTCAGCTGTAACTACACAATCAATGTCATCATCAGCGATGGTTGCAAATAGATTGTACGCTTATCCATTTATTCCAGCTCAAAATATTACAACATCAAACCTTTATATCAATGTTCAAGGTTCTTTGGCTGGTTCATTAGCAAGAATTTTAATTTATTCTGATTTGAATGGAAGACCAGACCAAAAACTTTACGAAAGTTCAAATTTAGATTGCTCAACAAATGGTCAAAAAACAGCAACAACAACATTTAATTTTGTGGCTGGTACAAGATATTGGCTTACACTTCACTCTTCATCAACTCAAACATTAAGTTCATTTGCAACTACATCTCTAATTAATATAAAAACAACTTTAATATCAATGGGAGTATATTATTATGATGCTCCAACTTTTGGAAGCGCACCAACAACATTTTCAATTGTAGGAACTCAAAGTACAGCAGCACCATTTATAGGAATAACTAAAGCATAAATTATGGCACAAGTAAGAAACGAAATATACGATGACAACGGACTTATAAGAGTTGAGTATATCGAAGTAGAAGAGCCAACGGCAGAGGAGTTAGTAGCAGAAAAAGAAGCTCAATTGTTAGCTTTGTACGAAGAGTTAAAAGCACTTAAAGGAGAGTAACCGATGACAGCAATTACCTTTCTTGACCTAATTAAAAAAAACGGAGTTAGCGGATTACTGGCAATAGGACTTTTCTACACTAACGAAAGGCTCAATAAGGTAGAACAAGAGTTATATAGATGCTACGATAAAATGAGCGCATATAACGAGGTTGGTAATCGTTATCCTAAAGGATTGGATTACTACGCTGTAATACCAAAAGAAATAGCAATAGAGCAAAAAAAACAAGCGTAAATGGCTTTAAAAAGTACAGAAAGGCGTGTGGATGAACTTGAAATAAACAAGCAAGATGCTTTAGTTTCAGGTGAAAATATACGCACTGTTAATGGTGAAAGTATTTTAGGCGAAGGTGACATTGAAATATTAGCTGCTGCTGTGTGGGGAAGTATAACAGGTAGACTAGCAGACCAATTAGATTTAAAAGCAGCACTAGACTCAAAGGTTAATACAGGAGGCAATATAACTGCCGACATGACACGCATTTAATATGGTTAGAGCATATAAAGATAAAGAGCTTTTAGATAGAGTTAAAAGCCTTGTTAATTTTCAGTACGTTCCGCATGACGTTTGGATTCTCGGAGTAAGGTCTAACGAAGACTTGACTGACAAGTACGATGACAAGTTCTATGTGTTCAAAGGTGAGCAGTTTTTAATGGTAGCTGCTGGAACTACAAACAAAGGTTTAAAAGGAACTGCTGTTATGATGGCTGATATGTGGCACTACGACTGTTATCGCTACGGACTTCATAAAGGCAAGATGCCAGCTCTACGTCAGGTCAAAGGCATTCCATATACAAGAGACTTTGATAAAGACGGTAAAACAGATGTAGTAGGAGAAGTATATACTAACAATATATACATGAACTTTCACGGTTCTACTTATAACTTTGGTTCAGCTAACGTATCTCCTCGCATTGGTGGGTGGTCAGAAGGCTGTCAAGTAGTTCAGAACAACGCACACTACGAAAGAATCATTAAACTCTGCAAGAATCAAAAGAGCGTATCTTACTGCCTCATAAATGAATTTTAACGCACTCTACATATTTTTCGGTATATTGCTTCCGAATTATTTTAACAACCTTTTAAAACGCTTAAAAATGGCTAAGAAAAAGAAAAAAGACTTAGACGTCAATATCGACACTAAGAACATTGACATTAAGATTTCACGAAAAGACGGTAAATTAAAAGCAGAGATAGATACTCCTATCATTGACGCACAGATAACAAAAGACGAAGTAAACGGACTTGACGTAGACGTAACAGTAGACGAGAAAGCTCCAAAAGTATTAGGTAATATCATAGCTCGTATTATTAAGAAAGCTAGAGGATAATGCAAGTTATAAAGCACTCTCGTAACATCCACGAATTAGTAGTAGATGGTAACGAGGCACAGGTAGCTATGCTATCAGATATCCATTGGGACAACCCACATTGTGACTGGGACTTACTCCGTAAACATCTAGACTACTGCGTAAAGCATAATATTCCTGTAATGGTAAACGGGGACTTTTTCTGCATGATGCAGGGGCGCGGCGATAATCGTAGGAACAAATCTGAGATAAGACCTGAACATAATAACGCTAGGTACTTAGATTCTATCGTAGAGACTGCTGTAGAATGGTGGTCACCTTATGCACATATATTAACCGTGTTAGGCTACGGAAACCATGAGACTGCTATCATTAAGTTTCAAGAAACAGACTTACTACAGAGATTTGTTGACCTACTTAACTACAAGAACGGTTCTAACGTACACACTGGAGGTTATGGTGGTTGGTTCTTTATCCGTCAGAATTTAACAACTACACAACGCAAATCAACTAAGGTTAAATACTTTCACGGCTCAGGTGGTGGAGGTGTAGTTACTAAAGGAGCGTTGAACCTTACTAGAGCTTTAGAGATGTTTGAAGGCATGGATGTGTTCACTATGGGTCACATTCACGAGAACGCTGCTAGAAATGACGTTAGAGAGCAAGTACATACACATCCAAAAAGCGGACACTCTGTAGAGCATAAACGAATACATTTAATGCTTACAGGAACGTACAAAGAAGAGTATCAGGATGGATTTAGCGGATGGCACGTTGAAAGAGGCGCACCACCAAAGCCATTAGGGGGCAGAATATTAAAGATACACACACCTTTTCACGATAAAACAATCGTAGATAGCACTCAGTTTCCAATTTAATTGTATATTTGAGCATTCCAATTTTTCATAGATTCTTGCTTTAGCCCCTAGAAATAGGGGTTTTTTGTTTCCCGATAAAAAAAAATGTTGAAAAAGTTTGTTTTTTTGTTGATATATCAAAATAAGTATTATATTTGCATATAACATTAAAGCAAAACACAATGAAAAGACGAGTATTTTTAGCATGGGTAATCCTTACAGTATTAATCGGTTTAATTGAGCAGATATGATTTGTTTAGATTGTCAGGGAGAAGGTACAATAGAATACCTTAAAGAATGTGGTAGGTCAGCATCTGACTGCTGCGGTGGATGTTTTCAAACAGAGAAGTGTGAAACGTGTTACGGTTACGGAGATGTCACAGCAGATTTAGGTGACGAACTCGGACAACGCTACGAAGACATAATTAAGTCAGCATCTGTAAACTATGCAGCACACGAAAAGCTGATTCAGAGCTTAGAGAATGAATTATTTGAACACCTTAAATACGAAAGATACAGATGAAAAAGATAACCATGAGAAAGTATCATATAACGTACTTTTTAAAACGAGGCGATTTAAACGCTTCTGACGAGACTTTACTAAGTGGGATTACTATAGATGCCACAGACGTATTAAAAGCCGTTGAGATGTACTCTAAATTAGTAATTCAGGATGGTTTACCAGCACTTACAGAAATCAAATACATTATTGAACTATGAGACTAATGAAATTCTTTAGACGATGGATGTTTAAACACAGCGCAGATAACGTGACCGAGTTTGTGATAGTTGTTAAAGACAAGGAACTGGCTCATGTAAGGGTTGAAAAGACGAATAACAAGAATGTAACCACCCATTCGTTGTATATTGACAATAAACTAATCAAACAAAAAGTATATGAAAGATAGCATAGTAGAAAGCGTTAGAGACAAGTACAAAGAGCGCTCAGAAAAAGGTATTGAAAAGTACGGAAAGACGTTAGACCGAAATGACCTACTGGTCAAGGAGTGGTTGAACCATTTACAGGAGGAGCTGATGGATGCGACTCTTTACATTGAGAAGTTAAAAACTAAATTAGATAAGTAATGTTAGACAATCAAATCAAAATTGTGGCGAGTGTTTCGATACTTCCAGTGATAGCAGACTTCCTTGAAGACCTAGTAGAGGATAGAGAGTTTGAGAGGAGTGCAAAGATGCACGTAAACAACTTAATTGCTCAGATTAGAAAGTTAGATGACCGTGTTTTAAACGGTGCTAACATGGAAGCAATGGAGCAGCAAATAGGAATCCAACAGGCATTTCGCCAATGGGTTTTACAAAATGTAGAACACAAATTGTAGAATTATGACAGAAGATTTAGCTTTATTCTTTGGTGCATTCTGTTTAGGTGTATCAGTAGGAATGTGGATGGGTATGAAATTTTGGGAATATTTTGGAGGTAACGAAGATAAATAATAAAAACAAGAACTATGAATGGTAAGTTAGGAGTAAATAGAGCTATATTGTGTAAGATTACTGGTATCAGCAACTTTGAAATGTCCGATTTTTGGGATGTATGCCCGTACACTTTTGAAGGATGGGAAAGACAAACACGAAAGCGTGAAATATTATTTTGGCGTAACGTTGGGATGCTATACGCTTATCTAAGCGGTTACACTCTAGAAAAAGCTGGTAAAATGTTTCACAGAGACCACGCCACAGTAATTCATAGTATTAAATCAATTGTAACAGCTTATGAAGGATGGGGACACATTGAGCTAGTTGACATTATAAACACGATTAAAAACTACCAATTAATCAATGTAAACCAATCTCATGATGTCGGAGTCAATTATGCTGTTAGCCAAGTTATTTTAGATTCAATGATGGCTGATATAATAGAATTTTAATAAACAGTTTACTTGACATAAAACAAATTAGAAAATTATAGTTATATTTGCAGAACGGTTCGCTTCCACAATATAGAACCATAAAAAAAGTTATTGACCCTGTCAATGAAGTAGAAGTGGAAGCCTACGGATTTGATAGGGTTTTTTTATGCTTAAAAAATTTAAAATGGAAGAAATTTGGAAAGACATTCCTGAATACGAAGGTTTGTATCAAGTGAGTAATTTAGGAAGAGTTAAGAGTTTGCCTAAAGAATGGATAAGTGGAAATGGAACTATTAGAAGACATAATGGTAAGATTTTAAAAGCTGGTTCAAATAGTGGTGGGTATTTAATGGTTAATTTGTGTAAGAATTCGAAATGTAAACAATTTTGGATACATCAATTAGTTGCAGTAATTTTTTTAAATCATACTCCTTGCGGACTTAAACTTGTTGTTGACCATATAAACGATAACCCATCTGATAATAGAGTTGAAAATTTACAAATTGTAACACATAGATATAATGTTTGTAAAACTCAAGGTAAATATTCAAGTCAGTACAAGGGGGTTTATTGGAATAAAGCAGCAAAAAAATGGAATTCGTGTATTAAAATAAACAAAAAACAAAAATATTTAGGTCGTTTTACAGACGAATACGAAGCACATCTAGCATATCAAAACGCATTAAAACAAATAGAAAATGAGCGGTTGGATTAAACTACATCGGTCTTTAAAAGATTGGGAGTGGTACGATGACCATAACGCAACTAGGCTGCTTTTGCATTTGCTTGTGTCAGTAAACTATGAAGATAAACAATGGAAAGGTCAAACTGTTAAAGCTGGTTCAATGATTACCAGTTGGGAAAGTTTAGCTAAGGAAGTTGGCTTATCAGTTAAGCAAATTAGGCTATCTATGAGCAAGCTAGAAAGCTCAAAAGAAGTAGTAAGATTTACGACAAACAAATGGCAAGCAGTAACCCTAGTAAAATGGGACAAACTGCAAGGCTGCGACAGTAAACAGGGCAGTCAAAGGGGTAGTCAAAGGGCAACAACTAAAGAATATAAAGAAATAAAGAAAGATATATATAGGAGCTTCGCTCAATTGTCTATATCTAAAATTGAATTTGAAAAGCTATCTGAAGAATACACTAAAGAACAAATTGACAGTACACTAGATGACATTGAAAACTACAAGGATAACAATAAGTATAAATCTTTATATTTGACAGCTAACAAATGGTTAAAAAGGAATTATCCTAAACAACCTGATAAACTACCACTAGACCAACTAGACCCATTGGTAAGAAAAGCAATTGAACTCGGATATGAAAAATACTAAAGGACAACATTTAAAATACTTACTAGACTATCGTAACGGCAAAATAAAGCAAGGTCTAGGACTTGACTGCTACATGGATGAGTATTTACGATTTAAACCTAAACAACTAAATATTATTCTAGGTCACGACAACGTAGGAAAGACATACTGGATAAATTGGTACTTTCTATCACTTGCACTAAAACACGGAGTAACATTCTGTTTATGGTCAGGAGAGAATCAATATGGACAGATTCTACGAGACATGATACAAATATACACTGGTAAGAATTTCAAAGAGCTTTCAGAAATGGAGATACGAAATTACTCAGCGTACATAGAGCAGTATTTTGAATTTGTGGACAATAGCAAACTGTACAAACCAAACGAGCTGCTGAAGGTATTTAAGGAAACAGAATGTGATGCTTGTTTGATTGACCCATATACAGGACTTGACCGTGAAATGGGTTACGAGGGTAACTACAAGTTTTTGAACATGGCTAGACAGTTTGTGAATGAAACAGGAAAGACTTTGTACATAAACACGCATCCAAACACGGAAAGCGGTAGAAGTGGGAATATTTACCCTGACAGCCATAATTGGAAAGGACATCTTAAACCACCAATGAAAGACCACATTGAGGGAGGTAAAGCTTTTCTAAACCGATGTGATGATATGTTTGTAATCCACAGGCTAATAAAACACGAATCAATGAAATATGTAACTTTGATTTCAGTAGAGAAGATTAAAGACACGGACACTGGAGGAAAGATAACAGCAATAGATGACTTTGTATTTTGTGATTTTAATAGCGGTAAAGGCTTTCAGATAGGAGGAACTGACCCATTACGAAACTACCGACCTAAACCACCAAAACAAACAGAAATACAAATAAACAACAGCTTGAATTACGTCAAACCAAGTGATTGTCCATTTTAAAAACAAGAATTATGATAAATGAATTAGACCATTTACTAAGCCAAACACAAGTAAGCGCAATAATAGGCAGCTTATCAATGGAGTTAAAGAGACTAGAGCAGTTAAACGAACCAAAATACGAACCTTTCAGAATAGGCACAAAGAAACACATAGAAGAAATGAAAGAGGTATTGATGCACTTGTTCGTCTCTGAGAAGGAATTAAATACCTTAAAAAGCGTAAACTACAACCTACACCGTGAAAACATGGAACTCTCAAGAAAGGTTGAGCAATTGGAAATAATGAACAATAATCTAATGAATGGAATCTAATGCCACGATGTAAAAACTGCAAGGAGAAATTTGAGCCTCTACGCTTTAACCAAAAGTACTGCATGAATGAGGAGTGTGTTCGTGTTTGGGTAGAAACCGAAAAGGAAAAGCAATGGAAGGCTAAAAAAACACGGTTGAAAAAAGAACTGATGAGTTTACAGGACTGGTTGAAACTTGCTCAGATGACGTTTAACAAATGGATTCGCCATAGAGATAAAGGAATGAGCTGTATTTCATGCGGAAATGAGCCTAAAAAAGCAAACGCTGGACATTATTTTTCACAAGGCGGTCATTCAAACGTCAGGTTTAACGAAGACAACGTACACTTACAATGTGAACACTGCAACAGTTATCTAAGCGGTAATTTACTGAACTACCAAATAGGAATCGAAAAGCGTATAGGAGGCGAAAGATTAATTGCTCTGCATGAACAAGCGCACACTACCAAAAAATGGACTATTCAAGAGCTAAACGAAATAATCGAAACGTATAAAAAGAAGCTAAAAGATGGAATATAACAATGACTTTAGATACGATTTAAAAGTAGGTAAAGTATATGAGCATAAACTTGCAGCGCTACTAGGTAATAAAATAGAAGTAAAGCGAGATTTTAAATGCTTAGATACAGGAAACATATTTGTTGAATACGAAAGCAGAGGTAAGAAATCAGGAATAAGCATAACAGAAGCTGAGTATTGGTGCTACTGGCTATCAGATTATCACTTTTTTATGGTAGAGACTGAACGCTTAAAGACCATTTGCCGTAATTACTTTAACACAAAACGAGATACAATAGGCGGAGATAGTAATACCAGCAAAGGTATTTTAGTGCCATTGAAAATATTTTTTGAGAATAAGTATTAATTATTGAATAATTGTTATATTTGCGTATAACAAAAGCAAGAAAAATGAAGAATTATCTAGTAAATTACAGAGCTTTTTACGATGGTAAATGGCGCAAAGCAGTGAAAGTAGTAGCTGCATACAGTGAATTAGATGCCTATGTAAAGGCGGACATATGGCAACAATTAATAATCAACATAAAAGCAGAACAATGAAAAAGAAAGAACAAACATTTGAAGAGGTATTAGACGTTATCAACCCTATTACACCAGTAGTAGAAGAACCAACAGTAGTAGGTAACATCTATCAAAAGCTATGGAGAGCTAAACAAGAAATCGGTAAGGTAGTTAAGGGTAACGACAATCCGTTTTTTAAAAGCCGCTACGCTGATTTAAACACCATTTTAGAAGCTGTTGAGCCATCCCTATTTAAACACGGTCTTATCTTATTACAGCCTTGTGTAGATAACATTGTAGAATCACAGATAATAGATTGTGAGACTGGTGATATGGTTACTTCATCTTTGGTACTACCTGAGATTACAGACCCACAGAAAAAAATTGCGTCTGTATCTTACTACCGCAGAGCTACCGTTCAAAGTCTTTTGAGTTTACAGGCAGTAGACGACGACGGAAACACGGCTACCGAAGCTATTAAAACACAAAAGCCATCTATTACAGATGAGCGTTTAAAAGGTGCTATCACTTCTATACTGTCAGGTAACTACTCAGTAGACCAGTTAAAGGCACAATTTCAATTAACTCAGGCGCAGTTGAACTACTTAAACTCGAAACTATGAATCCAAAGGAAAAAGCAATAGACCTATTCAATAAGTACTTTGACTTGGTAGAAGCATATAGCGCAGAGCAGCAGCACGAGAATGCACGTTTAGCAGCATTGATAGCTGTTGATTTAATCCTAAGCGAATTTTATGCTGATGAATACTATACACTAGTTAAAAAAGAATTAGAAAAGATATGAAAGACTTAAAAATTAGATGTTCAGCAATAGGTAAGATAATGACTTCCCCTCGTTCAAAAGGGGAGGTTCTATCTGCCACTACAAAGACGTACATTAAAGAGCTTGTACTAGAACACAAATACGGAATAAAGAAAGAAATCAATTCACGTTACTTAGACAAAGGAAACCAAGTAGAAGACATGGCTATTGAATTAGCAGAACAGGCTTTAGATTTAGGTTTTGTGTTTAAGAACGAGTTGTTCTTTGAAAACGACCATTTGACTGGTACTCCTGACATAATCACGGACACATTAATTGTAGACGTTAAGTCAAGCTGGAACGGTACTACGTTTCCAATGTTTGAGGATGAACTGCCTAACAAAGACTACTACTGGCAGCTTCAGGGTTACATGGATTTGACTGGTAAGCATAACGCTATTGTTGCCTATTGCCTAGTTGATACACCTGAAGACATCGTATTAGACGAAATAAGACGTGTAGCATGGGCAAAGAAAGAGCTTGAGCCATCGGAAGAAACGGAACACGATGTACGTTCACAGCATGAGTTTAGCCACATACCAAAAGACAAACGAGTTAAAGCGTTCTTGGTAGAAAAAGACGAACACGCTATATGGCAAATAAAAGAACGAGTAGAACAATGCAGAGAATATTACACGGAACTATGGAACAAGTAAGCGCTGTAGAATGGCTTGAAAAGGAAATAGGACTGAATAATATGGGTGATTTTTTAAAGGATAAAATCAAACAAGCGAAAAAAATAGAAAAGGCAGAATTAGAAAAACTAAAAGACTTTGACACATGGAAGGAATGGAAAAACAGTTAACAGCAGTAGAATGGCTTAATAGTGAAGTTGAAAGACTAACCACAAAAGCTGGTATACATTTATCGTGGGAAATGATGGATAGCATAATAAGACAAGCCAAACAAATGGAGAAAGAGCAGATAATGGATGCTTTTAATGATGGCATAAATGACGAATGCATAGGTGGAAATAAATTACCAGAACAATACTACAACGAAACCTTTAAATCAGAATAGAATGAGAAAAGTAAAATACATTAGAACAAAAGATGATGAAATAATCATTTTTGGAGAAATTATGCAACATAGCGATTTTAGGAATTTCAATCCTATTTCGGCAGGTTTTATTTCATTTGGAATAAACAAAGATGGTAATCCGACTTGCAGTTGTTATGGGGAAAGTTATTCATTAAACATGGAAAGCAATCCTGAAGAAGATACCATGTTGGCAAAAAGACAATTAGGACTATCTTTTTGGTAATTAACCTTTAAAAACAAGTAAAATGAAAGAAAAACCTAAACAAGAAACACTTGAAGAAGCTGCTCAAAGCATAGCAATACATTGTAATGGTATTTTTATCCCAGGTGCTGAATGGCAAGCTGAAAGAATGTATAGTGAGGAACAAGTTTTATATATTTTAAATGAATTACACAAAAGCCCTCACGCATTAATGGATGTAAGTCTTAAAGAATGGTTTGAACAATTTAAAAACAAGTAAAATGAAGAAACAAACAACAGTTGAGTGGTTAGTTGAGCAAACACCAGTAGAATGGTTGGTACAACAACTAAGAAATGGCAAGGTGTTTAATGATGATTTAATTAACCAAGCCAAAGAAAAAGAAAATAAACAAAATCAATTTTGGTGGGCAAAAGGATGGAATGACGGACATCTATCTACACTACAAGAAAATACAGAAACCTTTAAATCAGAATAGAATGGATAAAGAATTTGTGCCTTATGAGTTGGCTTTAAGAATGAAGCAACTTGGATTTGATGAACCTTGTTTAGCAAGTTGGAATTTGTTTACAAATGAGTTAAACTACAATGGATACCCATCAACTTTTCAAAGTGAAGATGTATTGCAATTACCAACCTACTCACAAGCATTTAGGTGGTTTAGAGAGAAGTATAATATAGATGCTTGGGTACAACCATTTATGAGGGAAAAGAACGGTACACCTTTTTTACCAGATGAGTCTTATGGTTATTGGATATTTAAGGATGGAGTATATGTTACTGATGAAGTTGATTTTTTAAATACAGAAGAAGCCGAACTTGCTTGTCTTGAAAAGTTAATTGAAATTGTTGAAAGTAAAACAGAATAGAATGGCAAAAGTAACAATAGAATTTGACAGCATCGAAGACAAGCACGAAATGGAGATGTGTTTGAACGGAATGAAGTGGTATTTATTAGCATGGGAATTAGACCAATATTTGCGCAACAGACTAAAACACGAAGACTTATCTGAAGATGCTTACAAGGCACTAGATGAGGCAAGGGATAAACTGCATGAGTTAAGAAGGGAAGATAATTTAAGTTTTGATTAACTAAGTAGGCAGCGAGTGTTGGATTTCCAGCAGAGGTAATAAAAAACTACCTTTTGAGTTGCTTACTTTATACCCGATAAGGTAATCAAGTATAGAAACACGAATAATTTATACCTTTCAGGGTGTAGCATTAAAAAACAGTAAATAATTTAAGGCTAATCGCCGAAAAACCGATTTAGTAATCAAATAATAACAAAGTAAAATGGAAAAAGTAAACAAAGGAGCAATCTTTAAAAACAAGCAAAAGACGAACGAAAAACATCCTGACTACAGAGGGAAGATTAACTGGGGTGGTACAGAGATAGAGGTATCAATGTGGGTTAACGAAGCTAAGAGCGGAGAGAAATACTTTGCTGTAAGTCTTCAAGAACCATACAACAAAGACAACGTAACTACAACTCTTAAAAATACATCTGAGAAGCTACAGGATTTAAATGACGGACTTCCTTTTTGATATGTATATAAAAGACGAACAGTTAAGAAAAGACTTGAGTATGATACTGCTAACGAAAACACGAAACCAAGTAGTAAAAGACATAAAGTCAACAGGTGTAAAAATGCACCAGTACAACATAGATAGGTTCTTATCTAAAAAACCAGTATCAATTGATACACTAAAAAAGATAGAGCGTTATGTATGCACTGAA